GGCACACATCAACTGGAATAAGTAATGTGAATGAGTGTGTCGCGAATCCGGGATATTACGGTATAGGTAATAGTATTCAACAATGTACGGCAGGTTCTTACTGTCCAGGTGGACCGCTTACGCCGCAAAAGTGCCCTGGTATGCAGCAAGGTATGACTACTTCTCCTGCTGGAAGTAGTGAGATTGGCCATTGTACAGCACTAGCAGGGTCTTATGGTAGTGGTAACAGTTATTCTCCGTGTCCCGATAATACTACTTCTTCAAATGGAGCTATTAGTGTGAATGATTGTACTGCAAATTCTGGATATTACGGTAAAGGTAATAGTATTACAGCATGTCCAGGGTTCTCGGCAGCCGCTCCTAATAATATAAGAACAGATGGAGACAGACTTGCATTGACAGATTGTATATATGGAAGTTGTGGAGCTGGCAATTTTAGAAATAGTAGTGGACAATGTGTACCCTTCAATAATTTGGATGTGGATGATTGTACTGTAGATAAGATATTTATAGCAGGTAACCAAATCGGAACGGGAACAAGGTATAGTGCTTATGGTGCTGATATTGTAAGTAATTATGCTAGTACTAACCACATATATGGACATGATAACACGTGCTTAAATATTTCTGAAATATGTACTTAAAAATTGTTTAAAAAATTGTCTAATTTTGGATAACTATAATTAGAAAAAATATTTTCCATATCATTAATATGATCTTCGTAATTTAATTTTTTTTTTAATAAAAATTTATTTCTTAATAGAATATTTTTAGATTGTCTATCAAATTGTATTTTATCTTGACCTAAAATTTGATGTGTAACATATTTTAATACATGTTTACTAATATCATCTTTCATATAATTACTTCTAATAGTTATAAACCATTTGGTTTTAAATTCTTCAATTGGTACCATATCAACATGAATAATAAGTTCTTTATCATGACTATGTTTTACAACAGACCATGTAGTAGAAGGATAAATAAATTCATGATAATTACTAGTAAATGAATTATCTTTTAATGACATTTTTTTATTAACAATTTTGACATTTTTTTTAAAATAATGATCGAAACTTGTACCAATTTTACTATTATTATATTTATGATGTTTATAATTTTTAATTGGAATATCCGAACCGAAACCAAAAATACCTCTATGAATAAATTGTGCATGATTAATATCCATAGAATTGTACATACAAGATGGCATTTCTTCATTCATAATAATTTCAGTGTAATCACTACAATAATTAGTATTATCAGATGAATATTCGATATTATTATATTTAATTTTAGGAGGAGATTTGTAAATAGGATTATATGCCCACCATAATTTATTATCATATGTAATTATTTCTCCACAACTATCTTCATTATTATGTTTTATACCATGATAAGGACAAATAAGACAATCATTTTCAATCCATCCCTGATCTAATTTTGAACCAAAATGTTTGCAAAAATTCAAAGTAGTAATATATGAGTTATTTTTAGTTTTCCATGCAATTAATGGAATATCTCCAACTTTAAATTCATATGGCTTGTTTTTATCTATGTTTTTTTCAATACAAACACAATTCCAAAATCTATATAATGGTATATTAAATGAGTAGATTGAAATAATATTAGTAAATAAAATAAAATAGAATAGTTTCATATCTATTTTATTATTTATATAATAAAATCTTTATGTAATTTATTAATAAGAATACCATTATACAATGTATAATTCAATGTAGTTTTATTTCTAATATTATAATCAATATAATTATATAATATTTCTGATATAATATTTGATATTAAATCCGGATATAAGTTAAAAAATCTTTTATTAATTAGATAAAATTGATAATTGTTTTTTTGAATTTGTTTATAATAATTATTAATTTCATAATTATTATTAAATTGTATATATGAACTATTATAATCGATATAATTTAATAAATTTTCGTCAATAGTTGTAAAATTAAAAATAATATTTGATTTAAATAAATATTTTTTTAAATTTCTGTTATTAAATTGAAGATATTTTGAATTTATTTTGTTATATGAGCATACTTTGTAATTTAAATTTATTTTTTCAAAAATTTCAATAAAATATTTTGCAATATTATTATCATCTATAACTAAAATATTAGCATTTTCGTAATTATTTTGATTAAAAAAATTTACAATATTTGTTTCATATAATTTACTAATAATATTATCATTAATACTATTATAACTAATAATATTGATATAATTATTAATACAATAATTAATAAATTTATCAGTATTAATAAAACATATTATAGTATGTTTATTATTGATTAAATAATATTCTGTTTCATCTAACTCATTTATTTTAATAATAAAATTACATTTATCATATAATTCTTTAATATCTTCTAAAATATTAACTCCTAAATTTGCATAATCTTCTTTTTTATAAAAAGCATTATCAAATATTTTATCGTGCATATATATCTGTATTTTTAAATTGTTTATTAATAATTTAATATCTCTTGGAATAAGTGGAATATTTTTTTGATAATCTAAAATTTCATATGGAATACCAATAATAATATTATTCATTATATATATAAAATATAAAAAATGATTAAATAGTTTTTAATTAAAAAATACAAATATGAGTGAGAATAAGAAAATTCAGCTTGGATTATGTTGTTTAAATATTGAATTAAGAGAGAAAAAACCAACAATATTTTCATCAAGAAGAGTAACATTAAAAACATTAGAAGAAAAAGGAATCGATAATCTTAAAAATAAAATAATAAATAATATGAACGATGTATTAAAAATGATTCAATGGAATGAAGATAATGGTATTAAAGTTTTTCGTTTATCAAGTGAAATATTTCCTCATTATTCTAATAAAAAAGCAGAAGATTATACTTTAGATTTTGCTGTTGATTTGTTAAAAGAAATTGGTAAAAAATCTAAAGAACTTAATCAACGACTAACATTTCATCCAGGACCTTACAACTGTTTAGGAAGTCCACATACTGATGTTATTGAACATACTATAAGAGATTTAAAATATCATGCTGATATACTTAATATTATGGAATTGGATCAAAATTCTGTTATGGTAATTCATGGAGGAGGTATTTATAAAGATAAAAATAAAACAATAGAAAGATGGTGTGAAAATTATGAAAAAATGCCTGAAAATATAAAAAAAAGATTGGTTTTGGAAAATTGTGAAAAAAATTTTTCAATAGAGGATTGTTTAATAGTATCAGATAAAGTAAATGTACCAATTGTATTTGATACTCATCATTATGATTGTTATAATAAATTACATCCAACTGAAAAATTTGAAAATCCAGAATATTATATACCAAAAATATTGGAAACATGGAATAGGAGAGATATTAAAGTAAAATTTCATGTTAGTGAACAAGGTTCAGGAAAAATTGGTCATCATAGTGATTATGTTGAAACATTACCAGAATATTTATTAGAAATACCTGAAAAATATGGGCAATCGATTGATATAATGATTGAAGCAAAAATGAAGGAAAAATCAATAAAAAAATTATATGATAAATATCCATATTTAAATTGTAAAATCAAATATATTGATTAAATCTAATAATTGATACATCTTTATAAACAGGAAAACCATTTAAAGTTTGTGAATGATATTGTTTAATTAAGTTATATTTAATATTTTTTGCTTTAGATAGTGTAACGGCATTTGAATGAAGTTTTAATGTATTATGATTTATTGATATTACAATAAATTTACCTATAAACCTGTTATAAATATAAAAAGATAAATAAGAAAGTCCTAAAATAATTCCAATATACATTTTTATAATTAATAATAACATAATTCTTTAATTAATTTATAACATGCAAAATCAGTATATTGATTTTTATTATTAAATTGATAAAATGTTTTATTGGGATAAATAATAGGAATTGGTGCAATATATAATTTTGTAATAAAATACCGGTAATTATTAAACATATTTGATATTAACTATAATATAAATAAAGATAATCATTTTTTAATAAAAAAGTACATATTTATAAAATTTAAAAATTTTATAAATTAATTTATTTTTTTTATAAATTTTATAAATATGTACTTTTTTCAAATTGTTTTAATAATTGAAGCATTTTTAGTCTTACTTTTTGTTCTACTTCTAGTCACACTTCTTGTTTTACTTCTAGTTCCACTTCTAGTTTTAGTCTTACTTCTTTTAATACTTACAAAATTTGTTTTATAAGGTTGTAAAGGACATGGTGGTGTCATTACATCATAAGGTATATCATATGAACAATTATTAAGTATAGGAACTCTTTGCAAATCTTTATAGTAATTTTTAATAGGTAATCTTTTATTTTTACACATTTGAATTATCTGTTTATTATGTTCATTAGGTATAACACCAAATGTATAAATTAATGGAAAAGATGAATAACTATCTGCAACTTTGTGGTCAAAATAAATAGGATAATCTCTAACATTTCTACCATCTTTTGTATAATACGAAAATAACTTTATAATTTTATCATCAGACATTAATTCATATATTGGTTTCATAATAAATTTATTTTTAATTGGGAAATATAATGTCCCATCAATTTCACTTTCATTAAATGTGGTAGTTATTCTGTCAATAGCTGTATTAGATATAAACGGAATTAATATATATATATCACATTTTTTTTTCCTAAATTGTTCAATAAATGAACTTATTTGTGAACCAGAATATGTAGCATCGTCGGGAATAATAATTGGCAAATTATAATTAATATCATTAATATCATAAATAATATTATAATCATATATTATTTTATCAATATATGGAATAATATGATTTAAAACCCAATATCCAGATTTATTTTTATAAGATACAGAAGAATTATCACTAATTATAAGAAATTGTAATTTTGTAGTATTCAAAGATTTCAACATTTCAAAATAAGTATTTTTTAAATATTTTTTAAAAATTGAATATGAAATATATTTAGTTTTTAAAATAAATTCGTGTGCGATTGATTTAATCGGTGAATCTGATTTATCTAACCATTCTTTTAATTTAGTATTATTAATATTATGTTTATTGGGTATAATATTCATTCTAATAAAACATTATATTAACTTTTATTATGAATAAGATAAATTTTGTATTTTTATTATATATAAATTCAGTTTTATCTTTTAATTTATATTCTATAATATATCCAATAAAGCATAGTTTTAATATTATTGATAAAAAATGGAATTATGAAAATAGATTATTTCCAACAAATAAAAAATCTACTTATATTGGAAAATGGTATTATTATAATAATATTGATTTAATTAAAAATGAAAAAAATATAATAGACAATCCCAAATATTGGATAAATAAAACTGTATTAACCGATTATGAATACGATAATAATAAAATCATAATATCAAAAATATTAAATCATAATTATGATATAAAAAATCATTATAAAAAAAAAAGAGAATATGATAATAATAAAGAATATTATAGAAAAGAATATTATAATTCAAATAGAATAAGTAATTTAAGCAATACTAAATTATTCAGTTTATTAAGTAAAGAAGCAAATATATTAAGAACATTAGTAATACGACCAAATAGTTGTAGCGTAACTTGTACTCCTTATATACCAAAAATGGAATTAGTGAATAAATTAGTAAATAAAAAAAATTTGAATAATACAAATTATTCAATAAATTTTAATATTTGGTTAACAGATAGATATATACAAAACAATTCATTAAGAATAGGTTTATTTATATCATATGATGGTATAAATGGAAATTTAAAAGAATTAATATTAAAAAAAGAACATTTAATTGATGATAATATAGATAAAAATGATAAATTAGATATAGATTATATATTTAATAGTGATAATATAATAAAATATAATATAACAGGTGACAAGATAAATAATATTAATGATTTTGATAATAATATAACAATAAATTATATAATATTAAAAAATAATTGG